CAATAAAGTTAGAAGATAATCAAGTTATTTCGCATCGTAGTATTAATGAAAATGAAGTACCTATTAAATTAGTAGAAATTGCTAAACATTTTTTAAGTACATTTGTTACTTCATTAGAAATAAAAGATATGATATTTTCTGGCCCAGACTTTTATATGTATGATGGTAATATAAAAATAATTGATTTAAATCCTCGTCCTGGTGGTGGTATATCTTTTATGGATCAAATACATGATAATGAATTGTTTTCATCTATATTACAAGATAAGTTTATTCCTTTAAGGAAACATTTTCTATGGACTATTGCTAATATAAAACCAGGAAAAATTAAAAGTATTAGTGATATATCTCATTTAAAACCTTATATAAGAGATACAAGTTTGCATCAATTAAAACCTGGTTATACGTTGCCTGAAAATATGTATATACCAAAAGGGATTGAGATTATGTTGTCAACAGATGAAAAAAATGGATCTAGTTTAGATAGTAAACATAGATCCATTTCAGAACAGTTACAGGCGTGTATTATATATGAAAATTAATTTGAAAAATTACTAATAGCACTATTAACTTTAGAAGTTATAGCACCACTATTAATTATATATGTCATAGTTCCACCAAATGCAGTTTCCCATGCTTCTGATTGTACTAGTTTAGCAACAACACTTCGAGCATTGTTTACGGCAGTTTTAGATGCGTTGATAGATACAATAACATCAACAAATGCAAAATCTAAATCTCCATTTGCACTAAATGCAAAGCATTTACCATCCGCTTCTACTTTAGCTTGTTTAGTTTGAGTTGTAAAAATAGTATCAGTGTCGTTTCCTAGATAACCTCTGGTAGTTGCACCACTTCCGTCATAAGGAACAATAACAAAATTTATATTATTGTCTTTTCCTACCCTATCAAGGAATTTTTTAACAGGGGGTGATTTCCCCCATGTTGCTATTTTAATTGTTTTACCAGACATGTCTGACATTGAAGTAAAAGTGCGAGAACACATTATTGTTTCATATGTCATAATACCGATAATTGTATTTTCATTCATTTCTACTGATGGCATAGATGAATCGCCTGGCCACTCTGTACTCCACATAGTAAGTACATTTTTATTATTAAAATGACTGGCCGCAACTACAGGATTATTGGCCTGTATAAATTTACTATCAACTTGATTGCCAATCATTGACAATACTGCTTTAAAATCTCCTGAGTCGCTACCAGCATTTACGATTGTATAACTGTCATCTGCTGTAGCTGAAAAAGAAGTTAAAAGCATAGATAGTGCTACTATAACTTTTTTCATTGATTTAACTCCTTGTTGTAATTGATATCAACTAATTTTATTTACTTTATTATTGATATATGGTACCAATTCTTGGTATTAGTTAAATAGATAATGATCGTTACCAAAATCTTCCTTTTGTCTATATCCTAATTCTGTTAAAAAAATGTAGGCATCCTTATTTACTATCTCAATGTAAATTGGTGGTTTAAATTTTCTTATTGTTTTCTCTGCACCTTTTAATGCCTCTAATTCGTGACTTTCCACATCCATTTTAATAAAATCCACATTATGAAAATCATAACTATCTATTGTTTTAGTGTTAACAGATATATCTTTTGGAGTCTGTATAACTTTTTTCTTTGTAAGTTTTTTAAATTCTATTTCCATTTCTTCAGCATTATAGTGTAAGGTAGACATACCAGTGAAATAATTTATATATTTCATAGTTGCTGTGCCTGCCCTGTCAGAAATTGCCACTTTGTTTAAACTTGCATTCTTTTCTAATACATTTGTTTCCCAACATTCTATATGTTGTGGTATTGGTTCAAATGCTATCACTTTTGTAAATTCATAGGCAAGTCTTTTGGACCAAATGCCTACATGAGCACCAATATCTAAAGCTATATTCTTATTAACAATTTGTTTTATTGTAGATAAGTAAGGATTAAATTCGTAATTAGCACTCCAACGCCAACCACAATGATCTTCTTCTGGTATATAAAAATGTTTATCGTTTGTTAATTTCATTGATATATTATTATTATTCTTATTGCGTTATCCCAAAATAAGTCAGTTAAAAAGAACCCATATATTACTGGAAATGTATCTAAATTTCTCATATAATATCCTAGTATAGTTAATACTATTAAACAAATAAGCATCCACTCTGCTACTGGATAAATTTGAATACTCATTATACATATTATGCTTACAATACCAATGCTCACTATATTTTTGTGTTCTTTATAAAGATATGCTATTTTACCTAACATGTTAAAACCTGTCCATGATAATAATAGACAAATTAGTATTATAACTGGAATACAATAAAGTATAGAGAAAAATTCTGATTTAATTGTCTCTAAATTGAATATATAACCTTGAGACATCATCAAATAGTATATTAGTACCTCACTTCCTACAATTGGTATGCCAAGTATCAGTAATGGTAATAAACTACTCAATGCTCCACTGTTATTTGCCGCCTCGGCCGCTGAAATACTTTTTAAGTTTGGCATTCTAAAGAATTTTTTTACTAAATTCGCACTAACAAAACTTCCTAGAATATTAGTAATGCCAGGTATAAGTCCGCACCAGAATCCAACAACACTTCCTAACATTGTTGCAGGTAACGTATTTTTTCCTATAGCAAATTTAGTTATTTTTTTAGGTGTACTGATAGTTAAATTTTTAAATTTTAATATTTCAGGAATAATATACAAGCCTATCATTACACTACTAAAAGGTATGCCCAAAGTTAAGTAATCTATACCAAATGTGCCCCATGTTTCATATGTAGTATTATTAAATCCAATTTTGGCAAGCACACCCCCTAATATAAAAAGAAGTAATGTTTTATATATTTGTTGTTTTGTGTATAATGTTATTAATATAATTGCTAAACCAATAACAATTAATTGAATAGTACTATTGTAAAATTTAAAAATATGTAATATTTGTGGGAAAAATAGTAGAAATACTCCTACGGCAAATATAGAACCTATACTGCTTGCTATTGCGTTGCTACTTACAGCAAGATGGCCAACTCCTTTTGTAAATAATTTATGACCAATTCTTGCAGTGGTAACTGCTGTCGCGTCACCAGGAATTCCATAAAGTATAGCAGTAACACTGTTTGTATAATTTGATGTTATTATGAGTGCTATATAAAATGCTAAAATATTAATTGGCTCTGTGTTTGCTAATATAGCATAAACTGTTGCTATTGCTAAAAATGGACCAGCGCCGGGAATGATTCCAAAAATTATTCCACTTGCTATGCCAAATAAAGACCACAATAATAGAATCACTGTACATGACCAAGATCTAATACTTTTTGAAATAAATGTTTATCAAATTTTAAACAAATAACTAATAACATCATATTATTTGCTACTGAGTGAACACTGTGTCTTTTGTTACCATTAAAATACCAAATACTGCCGTTTCTGCCTTTTATGATTTTATCATCATATATCCATTTGAATTGATATTCGTTAGCATTAACAAAGCCAACTAGTCTAATTTCTTCGTAAGTATAATCTTCTTTATTAATATCAAAATGGTCTGGAAAAAAACTTCCTGTATCCATACGAAGAAAATGACATCGACCTAACCATGGTTTCCATGGTTCTAAAAGATTTTGTAATTCCTCGCAATGATCATATACAGGGGTTGTTACGTTAATATCATGATTATGTATTACTTGCCCTGTTTCTATTTCATAATCTCTTAAACTTGTTAAATCAGGGACACCGTGAAGACCACCATCAATGCTGGTCACACTTAATCCCCATCTGTTATTTGGTTTACTAGGGTTATAACGTTTCCAGTTAAGTTTGAATATTTCTAATTCTTTTAATAACTTTTTATGGTTAAATCTATTCAGTTCAATCCAATCAACCATAGAATATAATCGTAAAAGTGCTTTATCATCATCATTCATACGTTTATAATGTAAATTTATAAAGAAATTTTCTCAAACTTTAGTGTAGTATCTTTAGATGGTGTTATTCCCATAACCAGAGACATATATTCATTATATTTTGCTTCATCTACAAATTCTCTTGTAGTTATAACTGATAATCCATCTTCTGCTAATTCTTGACTTTTAGATATTACTCTGTCAGTTTCATATTCTTCTCTTTTAGAAGATACATCATCTAAATATTCGCTATGATCATTCCAAAAATCAGTAGTTGAACTGTAAACTTTTTCTGCATCTAATAGAGATGTTATTTTATATTTGACTGTGTGTGGCATTATTATTCCTCTTTCCTTGACAATAT